AGTAACCCCCTCTACACGGGTTACAGCGCGGTGGCCTGGCAAATGCTCGCCGACCCGGAAGTGCTGCCCATGATCGAGATCGCCGCACTGAATGGCCGCGTCGAACCGATCATCGAACAGGCCAACGCCGAGTTCGACGTCCTGGGAATTCAGATGCGCGGCTATGCGGACGTCGGCGTCGCGCTTCAGGAATACCGTGCGGCAGTCTACGCGGATGGAGGCTCGTCGTAATTCGCAGGCATGAGGCTTGAGGCTTGAGACTTGAGCCGCTGGCGTCGCCAGGGAGGGATCCGGCCATCGTCCCTCAACCTCTCAGGTCTCAAGCCCTTTTTGGGGATTGGCGTGTCAGACAGCGAAAAAACCATTCTGCTCGGGATGCCCGGCTGCGGCACGCAGACAGCCGCCGCCGGCCAGGGCTTCTGGTGCGCCTGCCGCGACATGCGGCCGGTCATCAACATTTACGAACCCGGCTCGCTGCTGGCGGTCAACTTCAACAAGTTGTGGTGCGCGGCGCTCAATCGGGTGCACGGGGGCCAGCCGCTCAAATACTTCGCCATGCTGCACTCGGACGTCGGTCCGATTTCCGAATACTGGCTGGACATGCTGATCGCCGAGCTGGAGGCCAGGCAGCTCGACGTGCTGGGCGTGGTGGTCCCGATCAAAGATTGCCGCGGCCTGACCAGCCTGGCCCTGCACCGCGCAGGCAACAACTGGCGGCGTCTGGCCCGCCTGTCGATGCGCGACGTTTTCCAACTGCCCGAGACGTTCACCAGCCAAGACGTCGGCGCACCGCTGCTGCTCAATACGGGCTGCTGGGTCTGCAAATGGGATCAGGAATGGTGCAGGAAAGTTCATTTCGAAATCAACGACCGCATCGTTTTCAACATGCCGGCGAACCAGTATCAGGCCGAGGTCGAACCCGAGGACTGGTTTTTCTCGCGGCAGTGCCACGAGCTGCGGCTGAAGATCGGGGCCACGCGCAAGGTCGCCGTCGAACACAGCGGCGAAGCGAAGTATCTCAACTCGCGCCCCTGGGGGACCTGGCATTACGATCGCGAGCTGGTGCGCACTTCGCCGATTCCGCTGGCGTTTCCGACCGACGTCATGGGCTGGCTGGCGCCGGAAGAGGGGGCCGCCCTGGCCGAACTGGCGCGCGGCAGGCAGGTCCTCGAAATCGGCAGCTTCATGGGCCTGTCAGCCGTCTGCCTGGCCCGCACGGCCGCCTCGCTGACGTGCGTCGATTTCTTCGACCGCCGCGTCGAGGTGGGGGAGTTCAGCGGCCCGCTGGGCGAGGCGTTCGACCGGTCGCTGGAACAGTACGGCGTCGCCGGCAAGGTCACGAAATGTCACCCCGCTGCCGAGCTGCCCCTGGCGGCCTACGAGCTGGTTTACATCGACGGCGATCACGCGGCCGATTCGGTGCGGGCCGATATTTCCAAAGCGCTCGAAGTCCTGGCCGACGGGGGCCTGATCGCCTTCCACGATTATCGCCGGCCGATCGATCCGGGTGTGACCGAGGCGGTCGACGAATTTCTCGCGTCCGGCGCCGAGCTGGTTTCCCTGACAAAAACCCTGGCCGTCGTCAAGCCGCCGGCCGCAATCCCCTTGGAGGTCTGAAATGGACGCAATTTTTCGACACGGCGATCCGGTCATGGTGGATTACACGCCGACGACTGGCAACGTGGCGGTCGGCCAGGTGGTCATCGTGGGCTCGGGCACGACCAACGCGGCGATGGCCGGCATCTGCCACGAGGCCATCGCGAACAACGCGCTGGGCGCCCTGGCGATGGGGGGCGGCGTCTATGACTGCGTGAACGAAAACAACGCGGCCAACGGCGCCAAGGCATATTGGGATGCGGCCAACCACAAGGTAACGAACGTGGGCGCGAACAATGCCACGTTCGGATCGATCGTCAGCCAGGGCGGCCTGGGCGCCAACACGATTTGCCGCGTGCTGCACGACCCGGCCTACGGTGGCGTGTAACGGGGCGCGTCAGAGTTGTCAGAGGGTCCTCACGTCTCGGGCCTGCAGCCTGCAGCCTCCAGCCTCTTAGCAAGGGAAACCCATGAAAGTTCAATTTGTGTGCAACCTGGGGAGCCGCGACGCTGTGCCGCTGGGGCTCGATTGGACCGTCTGCCTGGCGAACGCCGTCGTCGACGTGCCCGACGAAGCGGCCAAGTCGCTGATCGAGCGGGGGATCGCCCGGCTGCCGGAAGGCGAGCCGCCGCCGAGGCACTGGCAGATGCCGACGGCGGCCGGCGACTCGGGCGAGCCGGCCGGCGGCCACCCGGGAAAGACCGGCAAACATCACGGCGAGCGATAACCAATGCCCGACATGCTCGATACGGCATCCGCCTGGCTGGACTCGGTTCACAAGAGCCAGGTCAGCCAGACGGTCGTCATCCGATCCGGATCGGAAATGTCGGCCGAGATTTCAGCCACGATCGGGAGCAGCGATTTTCAGGAGGACAACGGCGAGGGGATCGTCACGAACTGGCAGTCGCGGGATTACATGATTGCCGTGGCCGACTATCAACTCTCGGGGCGCATCACGAAACCGTTCCCCGGGCATCAGATCCTCGAAGCCGGCCGGACGTATGAAGTGGTCTCGCCGGGCGACGAGCCGGCTGCCCGGTACAGCGACACCAGCCAGCGAACCTGGCGGGTGCATACGAAACTGATCGACGAATGACGGCCGTCACATTGACCAGCGTAATTCCGGCCGTGGCGGAAGCGGTGAAAGACGCCATCAACGCGGCGTCGGAGTCAGGAGCACTCAGCAAAAAAGTGACTGCGGTCAGGAAATGGTTGCCGGCGGTAGAACTCCAAGACATCGACGGCATTTTTGTGCTGGTGATCGCCAAGTCGATCGATTCGACGATCGCCACGCGGGCGAAAGACTGGTCCGATGTTTCGATCGACGTCGGCTTTTTTATGAAGCTCACCAACGAGGGAGAGGCCGACGCCGATGAGCTGTTTGGTTTCATGCAGGAGATTTCCGGAGTGCTGCGGCCCGGGCTGGCGCAGGTCCTGCCCGGGGTCGACGCCGGCTGGCAGCAGCGGACGAGCGATCCGATTTTCGACGTGACCACGATGCAGACGACCAGAGTCTTGCGGTCGGCCACGACTTACCGCTTCAAGGTTTATCACGACGTAGAGATCGGTGCCTGATGCTGAGTTTCAAAATCGACGACGCGATCAGCAACTTTTTCGACCGCGAAAAAGTCAACTCCGCGTTGACGCGCGCCGAGAAGAAAGTCTACTCGCAGGCCGGCGCATTCGTGCGCCGCACTGCCAAGGGGTCGATCGTCAAGGGCAAGAAAGCCTCCAAGCCGGGCAAGCCGCCGAAGAGTCATACGGGCATCCTCAAGCGGTTCCTGTTTTTCGCTTACGACCCGGCGCAGCACAGCGTGGTGATTGGCCCGGCGAAGACCAATCAGATTTTCTTCAATGGCGACGGCCGGCCCGTCTCGGGACTCGTGCCGGAAGTTCTGGAATATGGCGGCTCGATCACGATCCTCGAATACCAGAATCCGCGGACCGGCCAATGGTCCCGCAAAGATCTGCGCTTTCGGCGCACCGGCATGGGCGGCCGAGCCACCTGGAAAACGCGCCGGCGAACCGTGCGGATCGAGGCCCGCCCCTACATGGGTCCCGCGCTAGCCGTCAACGCGCCCAAATTCCCGGGCCTGTGGGCCGACGCCATCACGGCATAAAGGATTCGCGATTATGAGCAAGCAAGTCGGCCTGGACATGGATTTGTATTACAACTCGGGGAGCAACGCTTCCCCGGTTTGGGTCCCGGTGAGCGACTGCCGCGACTTGACCGGTCCCGACTCGTTCGCCGAGGCCGACGTCTCGCGCCGGGCGGCCGGGTTCAAGCAGACCGAGCCCACGCTGCGCGATGCGTCGTTCGAATGGGAAATGGTGTACGACCCGGCCGACTCGGCTTTCGCCGCCCTTAAAACGCGCTACGCCGCGAAGACCCTCACCGAGCTGGCCCTGGCCGACGGTCCGATCGCCACGTCGGGCACGATTTATTTCCGCATCGAGTGCAAGCTGTTCAAGTTCGAACGCAACGAGTCGCTGGAAGGGGCCAACCTCTACAGCGTTTCCGCCAAGCCGTGCTACAGCCAGAATGCGCCGTCCATCGTCACCGTCCCCTGACCGCCTCCGCGCCGCCGCAGACTCACAGGAGCAGCGATTATGAGTAAGCAAGTCGGCCTGGACATGGATTTGTATTACAACTCGGCCACCTGGGCGGCGCCGACCTGGGCCTTGATCAGCGATTGCCGCGATCTGACCGGCCCCGACTCGTTCGCCGAGGCCGACGTCTCGCGCCGGGCGGCCGGGTTCAAGCAGACCGAGCCGTCGCTGCGCGATGCGTCGTTCGAATGGGAAATGGTGTACGACCCTCTCGACGCCGCGTTCGCGCTGCTCAAAGCGCGATACGCCGCCAAAACGCTGATCGAGCTGGCCCTGGCCGATGGTCCGATCCTCACCGTCGGCACGATTTACTTCCGCATCGAGTGCAAGCTGTTCAAGTTCGAACGCAACGAATCGCTGGAAGGGGCGAACCTCTACAGCGTTTCCGCCAAGCCGTGCTACAGCGCGAATCCGCCGCAAGTCGTCACTGTCTGATCAGCACCCCGTTTCCGGAGCAGACGCATGGATCACGATCCCAAATTGACCGAACTCATTAACAGCCTGCGCTCCG